CACGCACATACTCAATGCCGTTTATTTGAACTGTGTGTTTGTTGTTTTCGATGCTCATGTGTTCTCCTAAGCCACTTTAATCACGGCGAGTTGATAGCCAATCATTACGATGTTTACCTTCTCTTTGAACATCGTGCAGAACGTATCTATAGCCATCTTGGGTGAGTGAAGCACAGGCAGCTTCTCTCCCCACAGATAGTCATCAAACACCATCACACCCTTGAACCTAAGCAGGTTGTAACCCATACACGCATCCGACATTACGTCAGGAGATGTATGGCTACCATCCACATAGATAAAGTCATACAGACGGTTCTCACCTAAGAGCTTGCCCAAGCCCTGAAAGCTCGGCATCTCCATCACCTCAACCGTTTGCTTCTTGCCCTTAGTCTTGTCGGTGTTATATAGGAATCGTTCCTTAATTTCTGACAAGTCCATGCCAGCGTGTTCCTCGCTGCCCCTAAACGTATCTATGCAAGTGATGCTGCCATCCTTGTCAAGAACGTTTTGCAGGAACCAGCAAGTAGACCTGCCCTCAAAAGAGCCAATCTCAAGGAACTTCTTTTTCTCCGGCACTTGCTTCATTAGATTCAACAAGCCCGGAATGTTGTGACTAAACCAATCTTGTGTGTATTTCATATCCCCTCATCTGCTCGTATGTACCAATCAACGATAAAGTCTTTAAGCTGGTCTAAGCCGTTTCCTACCTCGTAGACCATCCCCATCCGGTCTACCTTCCAGAACTTGCCGACCGACATACCCTTATCTGTATCGCCGTTGATAATGATGACTTCAAAATCTTGCTTAGCAGCAAGAGCCTTTAGCAATATTTCCTGACCAATGCTTAACTTTTCCCCAACACGCTTCCATTCCCCGACAAGAAACTTACCCTTCCTCTCGTACACCATGTCGAGATTAGACGGAACAATCTTGCCTAGTAAGCCGGTCAACTCCTCAAAATCAATATGAGGAGCTGCCTTGTTACGCATCGTCATGGCGCTGGAATTAGCTGACCTTCAAAGGCATACGAGCCAATGTGTGCTAACTGAACCCACGGCGCAGCCCATACAGTCATGCCAGCCTTACGAGCAATCTTGCAGAAGTGATAGTCCTCTGAGAGCAAGATGTTGGTTTCCTTCTCAATGCTAGTAGCAAAGAACTCTTTGATGGGTTCTTCCTTGATTGAGCCGCCCAAGTCTGTGACGTTGTTTGTATAGCTAGGAACCTTCTTAGATAGCTTCTCAAACACTTCACGCTTGATGAGCATGAACCCTGTGCCGCCATTCCATATCTCTACTGGCTGATTGATTGGCACAGTCACAGAGCCTTTGTAATCCACAAGGTTTACAACGAAGCTGCCGGTGTAATGCTTGAGCTGGTCATCAGCTACCTTGTTCTCCATTGCCTGTCTGACCGAACCCCAATTAATTTCTTTCTTAGGATAGATACCACAGATGATGTCTTTGTCTGCCTCAATCATCGGTGGGAACTGATTAGCAAAGAACTTAATGTCAGCGTCAATAAACATCAAGTGTGTTGCCTTTTCCATCTTTAGAAAGTTATGCGCCAGTGCGTTACGAGCGCGGGTAATCAAGCTCTCATTGAACATGAAGCTAAAGCTAATGTCCGTGTCTGTGGTCATCATTACACGCTGAAGCTCCATCACACCCTGCATGAAGAAGCCTGTGCATTGACCGCCATACATTGGTGTTGCTACGAAGATGTGATTCTTTTTCTTTGCTTTTGCCATTTTGGTTCCCTAAGTTAGTAGAGGTGGGGCTACTCAGACCGTCTGCCCCGTAACGTCCTAACCTGCACTCTGGGTGCTCCCTTCTGAGCTAGGTGGGGTTCTGTCCTCTATTGCTTCAATTAAAACGTGTATCGCTCCATTCTTGATAGGTGTGCCACGAATCATCTCGATGTGGTCAACCTGCCAATCATTGTCAAAGACACCAGCATCCTCTAATGAGTCAAGCACGGCTTTGATGCGGTTATCTATATCAATCTTGCGCTTGTCTCTTGGACGCAAAACCATAGTCAATTTCACTTTGCTTGCCCCAAATTTAGGAATGTTGTGTTCGACAACGTAATCTTGCACAGCAGCCTTAAATTGCCGACCAGCCTTGCTTAACACCATGATGCCGCGAAAGTTGCGGTAATAAGTGTTTACAGAAGGTGGTATCGGCAAGTTAAGTGTTATGTGCATCAGAAGGGAACGTCACTGTCACCGTTACTTTGCACTTCTCTCGGATACTGTGAGTCTTTCTGCTTTGCTTTCCAATCAGGGTCTGAGACTAGGATTGAAAAGTATTTTCCAAACTCACCCTCGTTTTCCCAAATGTTCATTCGGATGCGCTCACCACGCACCATGATTTCACCAACCCATTGTGGTGACGTTGGCTTAGTCATGTTTTGATTCTTAATGATGCGCCCTTTAAGCTCAGGCGGTACATACGGCGGTTTCTTCTGATACTCAGTCATAGCTGGCTTTCTTACGGTTATAAGATTAGAGATGTGCTGCAATCCATGTAGCTTAAATGTCATCTAACACAATCGCTTCAACTTTCTTCTTGGGCTTACGTTCTACTGGAAACATAGAATTGAATGTAGCAATGTGAACAACGTCAAGCATCTTGCGACCAGTGTCATTCGCATCCATAAATTCAATGTATTTGTCGCGCTTCTGCTCGTCAGTAAACTTGCTGCTGTTTTGAATCTTATCGACAAGCACTTTGTAAGCGTCTATCCACTCTTGTTGTGTCTCATGTGATGAGTAGATGGTTCCGTCAGGCAATACGATGTGATAGCGACCTTTAGGCTTGTCCTCAATGATTTCCTCGACAGCGCCCATGTCTTTAATCTTGGGGGCTGGTGCGTCAAAGTCCTGCACTTCCTCGACTGCGTAATGACCCAAGATGCAAGCAGGATAGACCGAGCGCACAGCACGAGATACAACGCGGCTGCGTAACATATCTTCAGGGTACTTAGACCAGCCTGAGCCATCTCTGACGAGTCCAGCAGCCTTAGCCATGTCCAGCGTCCACTCGACCGTTAAAGAGCCGCCAGCAGGGTGTGAGAACGTACCAGAGCATTTAGTCTTACTGACCTCATGCCACTCCACTTTGCCGCCAGCAAGCTGAAACCTTGCAAGCATCGCCTGTGACTTGAGAGCTGGTCTGCCCTGAATGATGTCGTACTCCTGCACGACTGTGGCAGGGTGTTTGCCTTCAGCCTGTGCGACTAGCATGACAGCCATGACCTGCTCTTTTGTTTTAAAGCCGTAGAAGTTGCTCTTAACAATAGAGTCAGCCATGACTGACATATCGTTTACTGGAATTAGATTGCTCATTATTTTTCCCCGTATTTATAAACATCCATCCAAAAATCATCCTTGAACGGCGGTTTTTTTTCTGTGTATTCTTTTATTTCCCAAAATGCTTGTGGTATTTTTTTTGTTAGAGATGCAAATGCATCTACGGCTTTTTCTCTTTGAGAGTAAAGGCCATCCCAAGCACCAGTTTTAGCATCGACAATAATGTACCAATTAGGCATATATCACCTCAAAGATTGTAATGATTGTGTCTATGACTGATGATGCTGCCATGACATAGATGGCTAGGTCTACTTTACTCATCTCGTGCTCTCATCATTTCATCTGCCCACAGATAAGCGGATTGACAAACGACTTCAATATTTAACGAGTCCCTCATTAGACCTTGCATAGCCTTAGCTGCGAAGTAGTCTCGTAGCGTCATGCCATGTTCAATCATGCCAGTTTTAGGATTGTGTCCTGATGGAAATGCGTTCATAGTCATAATGTCCTCACTTGATTAGGAAACGGCGCGAGCCGCTGGTTTCAACAATAAACTGCTCATATAGGTCAGGCATAGCAGACTGAAACATCTTGCTATCAAACTTCTTGCTGCCCTTGCTTTGCCGCCATGTAGCAAGCACGTTGCCGTCCGCTGAGACAAGCTCATTGGATTCACGCATATAGTTGAGGAGTAGCGTTTGCAATGCGTCCTCTTTGGTTTCTAAGTCTTTAATCTGTGCTTTAACTTGTTGCAGAGCCATCACAGCGTTCTCAATCTGAAGGCTGGCGGTGACAGACGTGTGCTTGTCTTCCGCGTAGAGCAGCTTTGCCTGTGCGACCGTCTCAGGCTCTAGCGGCTGCTTGGTCTGAACCATCGCCCATAGCTTAGCCATGTCCTGAATCAGTTTGTCGCGTTGGGCATCCGTAATAACAAACTCAAACGTCTCAAAATTCTGACCACCGAACAGCACAGCCAGCACCACGCGGTCAATGCCGTGACAGGCTGACTCATGGACTAGCTGCGCCATGTCAGCCGCGGGGATGATTAGGGCTTCGGCATCAAACTTCTTCCGCACAGCAGCATTGTAGTTTTTGGCCTCGACCAGTGTTTTGCCGTCAGCACTGATGAAGTCAAAGTGTGAGCGCAGCCACGGCTCCCGTGGATGGGTACGCGCGTAGTCAGCGTCCTTTAGCTCAATGCCCAGCTTTGCAGAGGCAAGCCGACCTATCACTGGCTGCATGGTGTGACCCATCTGAACGGCTTCTACGCCACTTAGGTCTTCGATGGGCATCAACCCCAATTTCTTGAGGATAACTTCGTTAGCGCGTCCGTTAGCGGCCTGACGGCTATCGCCTGACCACCATGCGCTGTTACGGATTTCAGGCGCAAAATCGTTTCTATCGTTAGCCATGAACGACCCCCATTGATGGTTGAAATAGTTTTCCTTCAGGTTTGCACTTGCCCATTGATAGGCGCATGGAGCCGCATAGCTCTAGCTTGATGGAGCCGTCGATTAGATTCACTTCAGGCACAGCCGCACACCTTGCCCAGATGGTTAGGTCATTCATCGTGGGCGGTGCGTCAGGATAGGTGCAGTGCTTGCAGTGGATGCAGAGCGGCTTGGCAGGAACGGAAACGGTTTCCCAATCGTCATTCATATAAACCCCTATATTGTGGTTAGGATAGTGATACGTGGTAATTACATTATAACTGATTAAATCTAGTCTAATTGTTTTTTCCTATGGGTTTCTCCTTTTCGATAGGTACTATGGGAATTGATAAGTCCATAAATAAATTTAATGGGTAATCGGTTTGGTGCTTTGGTAACCTTTGGTCACGGGGGCATAACCCACCCCTCGGCAAGGTAGACGCGACCGAACCGGATAAACAAGGTGCATGGGGCAAGTCATTCCTAAGGTGAAATTCCTTTCGGGTGAGCGTAAAACCCAGCTTGCTAGGCAGGTAACCAAGATAAACGAGAGCGTCACTCCCGAAGGGAGAATCACCCGCATACGCATACGGGTGAGGTTTTCCGTTTTCAGAAGCAGTTTGTGTTGCAGTTAGTGCCGTAGCAGCAGGTGGTGCAGGTGACCATGCGACCATTCATCGTGTACGTTGTCGTAGTGCATTGCGCGTAGACGAACGTAGCGAAACCTGCGAGTAATACAGCGATAATTGCCTTTTTCATTGCTTTTCTCCTATGGTTTTTGTTGCATTGGTACTGCTGAAAAATCCTTTAGGTTGAAATTTTTTAGGTTTAACTATCCAAGAATCTGTGCGTTTAGCAGCGCAACTGGCGCAACGCCAGTGCGGCATCCCGCGCACGTTGTAGGTCTTAATGCTTGCAGTGACAACTTGGCAACTCATGCACAAGCGTTTAGCGGGTTCGGTCATACTGCCCCCTGTGGACGTTCAAAGCGTGAATAGATACAGAAATACTTGCCAACGCTATCGCGCCCCTTGGAGAGCGCGTGCGTGGCAAATAAACTCCAATGGTAAGTTTGTTCGTACTCTGCACAACGCCGGTCAAGCTCCTCCGGCGTAGGCGCGAGTATGGTTTCAGTGATTATCATTTTCTAGGGACTTATCTGCGAGATACTGCAACCATGTCATTTTGACATCTGTGTTAGCAGCCGGTGTTGGCACGAATTTGCATCGGTCAAGGATGTATTTGTTGCGAGAGCGCAGGTAGGCAATAGCCTCCTCGCGTTTGACCGCGTTATAGTGAGACATTGTTTATCCTTTCAGAATGAGAAAAGAACAACGATAAAAGTATAAATGACAAGGCAAGCAGATACCGCCAAGACGGTATCCACGAACGCTTGTCCGATTGTGTAGAGAATCTGAGCGCGTTGCATAGCTGATTTCATGCTGTCTCCTTTTGGGTTTTTGCAAACTCTAACGCCGAGCACCATACGCTTAGAGCATCTGCTACGCTTGTATAATATTCGTCATAATCAATGTCTTGGTCAGAGTAATATTTATCTAAAAAATCCTGAACGTATTTTAAAGGTGCATCACCGTTTTGCCAGTACGCCTCAATGAACGCTGCTCTTTCAATATTATTCATGCTGTCACTCCATAATCCATACGGCGTTAACAATGATGCACTTACCCTCAGTTTCTGTAACTTGGCAAAGCGCAAATTCTTCGGTTTGCTCTGTTATGTCCCAGTGTCCGAAGCGAAAGCCCTGCGGCTTGTCGTATTGATTTATCCCATTTTCAAAGCCTACAAAATCGACAAGGTCCTGTTCTTCTAAGCCGGATTCATCACCGTATGCGAGAAAACAGGCGAACTGCTCGCCGATTTTGTATTGTCCCAATTCTGTTTTCATGCTGTCACCCCATAGGATTGTTTACGCAACTGACGAGCCATCTCGCAGAGCGTGTTTATAAGCGACTCTGGCACGTCTTGCCAGCAAGGGTAGCCAAGGCGCAAGGCGCAGTGATGTAGGGCTTCTGTGTAAGTTAAGGGCATGGTGTTCTCCAAAGGTTAGGAAAGTGCAGGGGATAACCCGCCCCTGCATCGGGTCAAGCCTTTATGCTCTGTTAATACTCTCATCCAAAATATGCTTTGAAGCGTTTAATGCCTCTTGTAGGCTATCTACACTCCAGCCTGTAAACGTCTCACATTCCTGGTCAAAAAATAGCTCATACAAGTTTGCGTTTGCGTCAAACTTAGCCCATATCTCATAGCCATGTTTTTTAGCGATTAGTTTCATATAAACCCATCAAGTATAGGAAAGTGCCGGTAAACCCTACCGGCGAGGGTTTGATTAGATTAGGCAGCTTCTTCTATATATTCGCCACCAGTTAGCTCATGAGCCGCCCATTCAGCGCCCAACCACACCATCGAATTCATGAATGAAGGGTAGTTATCTAGGTCGTTGATAATGTGAGAGGGCAATTCTCCGGTCTGGTCTTTATATTCAGCCACTATGTCGTGCAATTCATGGGCGAATTGCTTATAAATCCTTTCGGTGTCTGAATAGTAAATCATCCCGCCAACGCCGCCAGTGCATCCGTGGTTAACAATATCTGCCAACTCATTGTGTGAGTAGTTGTCCTGCATCCATTGTTTGAAAGCGTTTTCCATGATTGTTCTCCGATTAGGTTAGGTCTAAGGACAGGATGGTGTGGACTGGCAACAGTGACGGAATAAGGTTGCCAAACCCATCATCACAGCATAAGACGGTATGACTGCGGCTGATATAGGCGCTGTCTACTTCAAAGCACCAAAACCCTAATAATGTTTGCATAGTAAACCCCTCTAGTTAGTTAGGATATAGAGAACATCACGATTATGATGCTCTTATATATATAAGTGAAAGAATCGTGCCAGCTTTTGTAAGTGCTTGATTTATATATTATGATAAATATTTATTGATTATAGGTAATCAATAGGATATATAATAATCATATACTTATGATAAATAAGTAACTTATCATTTATCTTATACTTATATAAATATATAAGAGCACTCAAGCTAAGTGCAGATTATGTAAAGTTTACCTACACCCTGTCCTCTTGTTTACATAACAAGGGGCACTGGTATGCCAGCATTATTTACATAACGCAGACTATGCACACGTTGCATGGCATGGCATAGGGTTCGGGTTCGGGTTTGGACACCATAAGCCTTACTGATGCCTGCATAAGGAACTTGGATGGTCCATGGGGGCCTCGGTGTGCGTGCCCCCCAACTCATTCCCCCCATAAAAAAATACTGTATTTGCTGTTATTTCTGATAGTATTTGTCTATATTGCTTAGTAGGGGTATGTAT